GACGATTTGAAGGACGAATTGAGAGAAGAAGAAAGAGTCAAAGATCATAAAACAAGGTTGTTTTGTTCTGCAAACACGCATCAATGCGTTTTGCAAAAGATCTTGTTTATGCCTATTGTTCAATATTTGAAAAACCACAGATCAGTTCAACCCATCCAATGTGGAATCAATGTACATGGAAACGATTGGAACAATTTGGCAAATCATGTATTGCGACACCCGAATTATATTGGAGGAGATCAAAGTGGACAAGATATAACAATTCCGAGGGAATTTTCTAAATATTTGTTTAAATATTTAGATTATAACTTTATATGTGATTCGAAGACGTATAAAGTTTTATTACGCGCAATGTGCGAAACCATGTCGACAACGCTCCATCACGGACGAGGATACACTTATTTTTATTTAAGAGGCAATCCTTCGGGCCAATGGGTTACCAGTTTGTATTCATCTTTTTCTACGGTGTTGGTGATGAGTTATGCTTTTGTTAAAGGCTGTATTGAGAGAGGAATTGAAGTGAACGATTCCGTTTTCAAGGAGAATCTTAGTTTTGCAGCATTCGGAGACGACAATGTTGGATCCGTCTCTGACGCGTTTAAATGGTATAACAATGTTTATTTATTAGAGCAATTCGCTAGTTTCGGTATGGAATTCACTAATCCAACAAAGACGGCAATAAATAAAGAATTTTTAGATAGGCAAGAAGTGAATTTTCTTTGTAGAGAGTTTAAAGAAACAAGGCTTTCAACATATTATAGTGCTCCTTTGGCATTGGATAGTATTTTGGGTATGGTAACTTATGTTAACAAGCCCAAAGATGAAGACACTATAGAAACCAAATTGTTGGAGGTAGTTTCAGCGGTAGAATGTGAGCTTTGTCATTACACGCGCGCAGAAGCAAATTTGATAGAGAAGAAGTTGAATAAAATTTTTAAGAAGAATAATTATAACGTAAGAATCGATCATGAGAGTTATTTAAATGGAGTTTTTCTCCCTTCTCTTCTTAAATTGTAGAATTTTTATGTCTTTGGCAGACAATAAATGCATCATGACAACATGAAAGAATGTTCACCTTGGGCTGGTGATTAAAACGCATACCGTGCTTGCGCAAGATGGATATAAACTGTCGAATTTATAGTTCCTACGCAGGCTACATAAGGCAAATATTGATGTCGTGGATTAACCGATCATGACATTTAGTTAATGGTTTCAAAGAGTGATAATATAGCACTGGACGGATATAACAGTTTAAACAATATCCAAAAAACTGATAAGTCGGTGATGTCCACAGTAAGGACAAAACAATCAATTAAAATTTTGGCAGAAGAGAGAGGTCAATTTATGGCTACTCCAGTTTCAGCTATCACGTTACCAAATTCTGTGTATATGTCGTATAACATAGGTACCTATTTCCTGAATGACGGTAGTACTCTTACGTTCAACCCTTGGGCCAACTTGTACGGAAAAGTTCAAAACCAAGTTCCCGCCTACGGGTTGTATGTGAGGCCTGTAGTTAAAGTTTATATTAATATTATAACAGTCCCCGCGGTCTATGGACATATGATAGTAAATTGGTATCCCTTAGGGGCTAATTTAGCTGACACTGATTTTACTAATCAAGACCCATATGTCATAGATTTGAATGAGGGAGGCTTATATGAGGTTGATATTCCTTATGTGAGTTACAAAAATTTTATAAGATTTACAGATATGGCTGCGGAATCTCCTCAAATATTGATGGAAATTCAAGTTTCGTCTACAGATCCCCAGGCTTCGGCAAGCGTTTCTGTAAATATGGCAATAAAAGATTTGGGAGTTCGAGGAGTCTCTCAAATGTCCGACTTGTCAGTGAGGAGAGGGTATCACAACCCATATTTTTCTTTTCCTCATGCGGCAAAGCAAATGGTGTCTGTCGCAGGAGCAATGTATGGAGCATATACGTATGGCACATCAGCTTTGAAAACGGCTGATGCAGCAATAAAAGATGTTAAGAAAACTATAGAGTTGGGCAAAAACGTGACGGGAGAAATATCACAGGTGTTGGTAGGAAATGGCCAAGAACCGAAGCGAACGGAGCCTATTGTGGAAGAGATAGAAGAAGATGAAGTACCGGTAAGGAAAGAAGGCCCATCTACGAAAGCTGTAAAGAATGCAGAAATAAAATATATTGCAGACAACCCTTTGGGGACTATGACCGGGTCAGATATAAATTTGGAGAATTACAATACGAAGGGATATTACGCTAACGTTGAAAACATTGGTGATAATGGTTATCCCCATAAAGTCCTTGATATTTTAAGACTCAGTCAAATTGCATACACTTTCAAAAAGTCAGTTCAAGTAGGAGGAGTTTATGCAGTCACTATTCCAGTCAATCCTACTCGAAATTACTATCAATGGCATGACGAGGAAGTAAGTTATATGGGCAGATCTACACATTGTAACGTTATGTCACAGTTGTTTGCTTACTGGAGAGGTGGAATGAATTATAAATTTAATTTTTTTTCGAGTCCGTTTATTTCATATAATGTATTGATAGCATTTTCTTATAAACCTATTTCCACTTCTTTAACAGCGACAGTGCCGTTAACTCCTTATTACAAAAAGGAAATAGTGGTTAGTGGTTCAACGTCAGTAGATTTTTGCGTGCCGTTCTTGAATGATAAGGATTGGATAGCGACAGGATACAGTGCAAGTCCGTTATACCAGTGTCCGCAGTTAACGTTGATGAATACAGTGAGTCAATCTACAGGATACGCTTCTGCACCGCTTGGTTATATGTACATGTTGATTAGCAATGTGAGAAGGACAGGTTCTGAAGCGCCTAATTTCATGTGTATTGTTTCAGCTCAAGCGGCACCAGATTTTCAAGTGCGGCATTTTTATCCTAGGAGGTTTTACCCCGCAGCATTGAGTCAAATGAGAATTAGAGAAAATACATATGAACCAGATCTTATAGAAGGACTGCCATATGGAAAG